AGTCCAGGGTGATAACACCGTCTCCGTCGTCGGTTAGCGATCCGTTGGGTACGTTGATAGTAGCCACCGAGAGTACGTCGGGGCTTCCGTCGAGCTCTTTGACGCGGAGCAGCCCACGAGCTTTGTACGCCGTAGGAGGGGTGCCGTCGGGTTCTACTCCTGTGATTGGGGCGTTGCATGAGTCGTAGGCGTAGGGGACGGAGATAGCGATGTCGAGGAGACACCCTGCGAGGGCGTTAGAGTTCTCCTCTTCCAATGGAGTCACCGAAGCATTTACGAGGTCGTATTTGTATCCAAACTGGAAGATGTTACCTCCGTTCTGGATGTCGGCAAGGATGTCCTCTGCTACCTGCTCTGCGTCCGAGATGCTTTCCTTTTGAAAGCCTACCTTGTCGGCCTCGCTAGGAGGAAGAGAAAGGATATACACCTCCAAGTTGTAGGTCTTGGCCTTGGGGCTGTTGTAGTCCCCTCCCGTATACACCAGGTGGAGGAGGGGGTACTGCTCGAACTTGTCGAGGTCTACGTCAGCCGGAGAGCCATAGGAGAACGTCTTGAGGAAGTAGTGATTGTCTACGAACTCTTGGAACTTGGAGACGATGTTATTAAAGGTGATCATTTGGCTTCTGTCTTTCTCTTGTATTCGAGGTCTTTCAGGAAGGCGAGGTGCGTGAAGACGTGGCCGACCGTGAGCCGCGTGACTGCATCAATTTTGAGAACGTCCTCACCAGCCAGCGAGAAGAGTGCAGGATACCATCCCCACTTGGAATAGAATGGATCGCCTGAATCGCCTTCTCCGTCAAAGAGGACTTCAAAGTGCTCAGCAGTTCGCGCTCGGTAGTCCAAAAAAAAAGCAGGGCACCAGCCACGGCGGGAGCGGGCATATCGAGGAAAGGCGTCGCGTCCTCCTTGGCCGTATAGTCCTCGATGGCGTACTTGTCTCCCCACTTCTGCGTGATGGGTCGGTAGAGGATAGCCATAGCCTTGTCAGCCGTCTTCCAGAAGTCCTTGGTGTACGTCTCCATATCAATCCACTCACCCGCGCTAAATGCTTCCCAGTCGGGGATGAAGCCGTACTCTACCCCGTCGAGGGTGATGGTCTTCTCGTGCTTGGACACTTCGCGAGCGAGCAGGGAGTCGATGTGGTTGGAGGCTTCTACGAGGAGGGCCTGCGGCATCTTGCGGAGCTCGGCGAAAGGTTTGCCCGTGACGACTTGTACCCTCTTGATCGGGTCGTCTGTCGTCTCCAGCACCTGGAGGTGTCGCAGGGTGAGGTCGGAGTAATTGGCGGGAAGGCGTAGCTCCATATTCTTATAAGTTGAAAAGGTGGGTTTTCTGAAGTTATCCGAGGGCATACTTCCCGAAGTTCGGGTTCGTCTGGTTCCACGTTATGGCGTAGCGGCTGGCGTCTACGAAGTGATTAAAGGCGTCCACGGGCTCGTTCAGTTGGCGACCGTTCTTGTCCTCCTTGTACTTGTAGTTCCGCAGCTCCTTGATTCCGTTCACGCTGCGCTCTGTGATAAGGAGAGGACGGGAGCGCAGAAAGTCGATACCACTCCGCACCGAGTCGGGTCCCTTCCTTGCGGGGTGGATGTTGAATCCGTGGCCGTGTATCTCGTCAATCGACTTGGGCTCTGCTGAGTCTGCCACGATCATAGCCTTGCCTATCTCGGCATCTCGTAAGGTTTGGGCGATGGCGGAGTTGGTGAGGCCCGTCGCATAGCACACCTCGTCCAGACAGAATCCGTGGCCGTCGGTGTAGACCTTCACAATCGCGGTGGGGTCGTTGGTGTATCCGAAGTCGAGTCCAAGGGTAAGGAGCTTCCATCCGTCGGGCACTTGGGGTACTGTCTTCCAATGCGTGAGAATAGTGGCGCGGGAGACGCCACGTTCCCCGAGTCCGTACACCCTCCAGTAGTCGGGGTCGGCTTCTTGTAGTCGCTCAATCTCTTGAATGGTGGACGCGGGGAGGAAGGGGTTGTCCTTGTAGGTTGTTTGGAAGAACTCATGGTCGTCGCGGGTGAGAACGTGGTCGTATATCCAATGGAACTCGTCGGAGGGGTTGTAGTCGATGATGGCTCTCCCGGTTGTGCGGAGCATAAGCTGCCGCCAATCTTCGAGGGTGAGCTCGTTGGCTTCGTTCACAAAGAGGATGTCTCTCTTGCGTCCCCTGACCTTCTGGGGCTGGTCAACCGAGATGAACTCCACGAGGTTTCCAAAGAGGATGTACGTCGCTTCGCTCTTGTTGTGGAGCTCTACGTTGTAGATATCCTCCCGTTCGAGTATCTCAAAAAAGTCCCGCATAACCGACGCCCTGATCGCGGGGAAGGTCTTGCGGGCGATGGTGATGACGGCCCCGGCATTCTCGTTGCGGTGGCACAGCTCGATGAGAGCCGTGAGGATGGAGTATGTCTTCCCGCTCCGCGTGCCTCCTTGGTGTACTTGGACCTTGGCGGGCGAGTTTTTGACGTGGTAGTATGTGGCGGGCTGTCTCAACTCACGGTGGAGTCGTCACCCGTAAACCACGACAGCGGCTTCTTCTCGGCTACCTCAATCTCTTGTCGCTCGATGTATCCTCGGACCTTGCCTTTGGTCTTCAGGAAGAAGATGGTGGCGGCTGGGTTGCCTTCCTTGATGAGCTTGTGGAGGTGTGATTCTGCGAAGTCGAGCACCCGCCCATCGATAGCTTGGACGGCCTGCTTGTAGTCGGGGTCATCCTTCATCCATTGATAGTGGGTAGTCCTCCCGATGCCTACCGCATTGCAGGCTGTCGTCACGATGCCCAGCGAACGCTCCAAGGCTTCGAGCATCTGGTCTTTTTTGGTGTTCGTCCTGTTCTGTTTTACTGCTTCCATAGCTCTGCCTTTTTACCTGTGAAGTCCTCCCATCGCTTGACGATGACGTCGCAGTATTTGGGGTCGAGTTCCATGCCGTAGCATTTGCGCCCCGTCTTTTCCGCCGCAATAAATGCCGAACCGCCACCCGCGAATGGGTCGACGATGTTTTCCGACTCTACTTGCCGCAGTAGCGTTTCAAGTAATTCGACCGGCTTAGGTGTTGCGTGTTCGGCTTCTCTGTCCCTCTTGCATTGTATAACGTTTGGGGTTTTTCCGTCGCCAATTTTCCCGGCCAACCTTGACCCAAACAAACACAACTCGTGTTGATTTCTAAAGGGCATGCCCATGCCCATCTGTACCTTGTCCCAAACAATCATATTTCGCACTCGGTAGCCGTTGCCCTCTGATAAATCGAAGTTATTTATCCACATCTTCCAATCGCAAAAGACAAAAATCGTGTGCGCTGATTTGAATTGCGAAAGCACCGCACTCATTAGGCGTTCATAGCCCCGCGTGGAAAGGTTGTCATTTTCAATTTTCTTTTGACCTCTTGCGCCAATGCTTCCGGAGGTTTTCCCGCTTTCTTGAAATCCGCCTGAAGAATAAGGTGGGTCGGTCAAAATAATTTCGGGCTCGGTTCCATTCATAAGCAATGCAACATGCTCGGCTTTCGTAGAGTCCCCACACAGTAAGCGGTGGTCTCCTAATATCCAAAGGTCGCCGGGTTTGGTGGTTGGCTCCTCCGGTACTTCGGGCACGTCGTCGGGGTCGGTGAGTCCTTCGGTTGGTTCATCTTCAAACGGGATGTCCAAGCCCCAGTCGTCGAGTTCTTCGGCGTCCCATTCGTTGGCGAGCGTATCCCAGTCCCACTCCCCGAAGGCGAGGTTATCCTTGATGATGAACTCCTTGTGCTTGGCTTCCTCCCATGTGGCGACGTAGACGGGCACCTCGGTAAGCCCTGCAAGCTGGGCGGCCTTCAGTCTCATGTTACCCCCCAAGACCACGAAGTCGGGGTCTACTACGATGGGACGTGCTTCGAGCATCTCGGGAAACTCCCGAAGGCTCTTCACGAGCTTGTCGAGTTGGTCCTTGCGAATGGCCCGAGGGTTATTCGGATTCGTCCTCAGCTTCTTGATCGCGGTACTGGTCGGCTGCATTGAGTATGTTTCGTAGTGTTTCTCGTATGTGGTAGTCATTGACGGCAAGGTTGAGAAGTATCTCCCAGCTCTCCACGTCTTTGTGGAAGACCCCAAAGGATGCGGTTTGATTTTGGACCCCAGAGGGGAGGATGACTTCGTCGGTCTTGGTCACCTTCATGGTGAAGACGAGGAAGTCGTCGCTCTCGTTGAGCATCCTTTTGACTTTGCGTAGGGTCATTCTGTACTTGATGTTTCTTTCCGCCTTTGTGGTGCGGATTCTGGGTTAATGATGTCAAAAGGCATCTTGACATCTTGACGTCACGTCTTGTGATGTCATGCGTTGAGGAATTGGTGGTAGCGTTGGCGGTATCCCCTTTCGAGGTAGATAAGCTCGTTGCACCGCTTTACGGAATATACGCTTGTGGTATGGTTGGCGCGTTGTAGGGTCTTCGCGATTTCAGGGTAACTAAATCCACAGTCGCGGAGGTACTTGCTTACCATGTGGCGGGTGTCGGCTACCTGCCCCCTGCGGTCGCGGGCGATAATCGTTCCCCAATCGAGCCCCATAGCTTCGACACCTCTACGGCATCGCTCAAGGGCTACCCTCTTATCGTAGCTCTTATCATGCAAAGAGCCTACGTTGAGCCAGAGGCTGGCGGTCATTTTTTGGTCCATTGCTTGGCGCATACTGCTACTCTTTGGCGTTCGTTGGGGTATTCTGCTTTCATGGTGTCGTCGTCCATACACCGGGTGATGAATTCGGACATCGTTTCGAGAGGTTCAGGTTTGGGAATCGGCATTTTTGACAAGTGTTTCGAGTTCTTTCATGAGTTTGCTGTTGCATGGACCACACGATCCAGCCGCCTTTCCCGCTCCGAGGTATTTGTTGGCGAGCATGGTAAGCTCTCCCGTCGTTCGGAGCTTGTTGTCGCGGGTCAAAAATTCGCGTATCTGGTCCACGTCTTTCGAGGTTATCGTAGCCTCCCACTTACCCAGGGGGCAAGAGGCGGTCTTGAGTCGTGTCTTGGTGGGCATATGACAGCCGCAGAGAGGGGAGTCGGTGAATGCTTCCTTCACGAGGGGTCCGCAGCTTCGCGTCTTCTCGACGTAGTGCTCGCACCCTTGACAGATAGACAGCCTTTCAGCCCTTAGATGAGCGTTGACGAATAACATCTCGGAGTTTCTTTTTGCTTTGTGAAATAGACTGGTACAAGACGTCGGCGTTTATGCCGCTCTCTTTCGAAAGCTCGGCCATACTCCACCCGTCAAGATATAACTCTAAAACGGTTCTGTCAAACCACGAGAGGTGATTTGCGAGGATGAAGGCTTCTTCCTTTCTTATGGCATCGGCGAGGTCGTAGTTGGAGACGTGGATATACTCTGGGGCATCGGTGATTTGGTACAGCTTACGGAAGCTGCCAGCGGAAAGATTCCACAACGACGTGTGAATATATCCGGGAAGGTTGTCTAAGATATTCTCGTTGTTGTTGAGAGCCTTGACGCAGGTGAGATAGGTGTGATGCAGGAGGTCGAGGTGGTCGCGGTGCAGCCTACGGGCGACCTGCATAAGGTCGTCGTAGTTGTCCGAGAAGTATTGGTCAAAGACCTTTCGTGCTCCGGAGCTCATCGACTTTCCTTTTGTAGTGGTGGTAGAGTTTTTCCAGCTCGTCGCGCGTCCACTTGCGCGTCTGCTTCGAAGCGATCATTAGGTCCTCGGCTGTGCCGTCACCGTACAATCGGTCCAGCTCGATGGAGAACTTGTACTGCTCTCCCGAGCGGAAGCCGTTGCAGCGTTTGCACTGGAACTGGACGTTCTTCTCGTCCCAGCGGGTACTCATGCAGGCTCGGCTCATGAAGTGCCCCGCGTCTACCTCACCCCAGAAGCGGGAGGCTCCACACGTAAAGCACTCACCCATTCCCCTGTGGTCCGCTGCCCTCAGGCGGACGAACTGGCTGAACACCGTGTCCACCTTCTTCACCATCGCTGACCGAGTTGGGGTACGGGATGTGCTCCCACCGTCCGTTCTTGACCTGGACGCGCTTGATGTCTTTGGCCTTTTCGAGTTCCTTGTTTTCCTCTGCACGGCGTTTCTTGTAGTTTTTGTAGAGGGCGTCGAGCTGGTCGTCGGAGAGGCGATCGGGAGCGTGCTTCTTGAGCTCGTTCCAGTTGCCCTCCCTTACCGCTGCTCTCTCGCCTTCGTACTGCTGGAATATATCACAAAGCTCGGGAAGTTTCAAGCGTTCATATCCGGGGCGGTATTCGCCCGTCTTGAGGCGATGCATGATGATAGCCCACTCTTCGAGCTTCATAGCTGGGAACGCGTCGCGCAGGTGGTGTACCGCATCCAGGATGTCGCGGTCGGTCGTTATGCTTCGCGAGTAGTCGAGGTAGTTGAGCGTCTCCTTCAGGAGCAGGATCAGGGTAGCCTCGGTGTGGGCTGGGTTGATGCGGTAGGCGGCAAGTACGTTCGTGCCTTCAGCCCATGCCTTGGCCGGACTCATCCGCGAGCCGGCGGAGATGTTCTGCAATGAGGCTGCCGTCTGCCGGGCCAGAGCGTTGATTTTGTCTGTCATTCTTTTTGAATTGGTGTGAGCGTCGTATCCAGCCGCGGGCGGCGGCCTTCCAATCTTTTATGGGTTTGTTTCGTCCTTGGGTCCATCCGTTGGCCTCGTAGTAGTCGAAGAAGGCTAGGGCCTCCGACTCCTCCGATCCAACCTCTTTGAAAGATTCCAAAACTTCCTCCAAACCCTTGGGGCGTGCCCCTCTCTTTTTAGATGTATTGTCTACTGTTCTTTCTACTGTATTAGTAGAGGTACTATTCTTTCCTTCTGCCCGTAAATTTTTTTCCTGCTGCCCGAAAGATTCTTTCCCCCTGCCCGTAAAATTCTTTCCTTCTGCTGGTAAATTATTTACGGTCTGCCCGAAAGAATTTTTCCTGCTGCCCGTAAAAATTTTACGGTCTGCCTGCACGGTTAGGTGTCTGGTGCGTCCGTCGAAGGTGGCTTCGATGAACCCAAAATCCGTCAGCTTCTTGATTGCTTTGGAGATGGTAGGACGGCTCACGCCGTACTCCAGTTGAATAGTTTCGTTCGCCTTGTGGAAGGTCTTGCCGTTACCCGAGAAGGAGTCTATCTCGGCGTACAAGGCTTTTTCTACGAGCGTAAGGCGTGCGTCCAGCCAAATCTCTGCGGGTATCCATACCCCTTTGAATTCTCGTTCCATGCGTGGAAGATAAGGGGAAGGTCAAACCTCCCCCTCTCTTATCGGTTCAAGGTTCTCGATTTCGTGAATCCGCCACTCCACCTCCCCGTTGAGCTGGAGGTAGGTCGTGTTCTTGGTGGCTACGATTTCGGGGGCGTGCTTGAGGATGCCCCGAGGGTTCCGCCTGATCCAGTTGGTGACGGTGGCCGGGGTTACCCCCAGCTCCTCGGCGCACTTCTTATTCGTGCCCCAATGCTTCTTAATAAAGTCTCTCATCTTGTTCGTGTAATTCGTTCAACATTTGTTCTTGATTGGCTGGCGAGCTTATCTCCTGCCATGCCGTAGGTTCGTGGGCCATCGACTTGAACCACGAGGAGCCGTCCCACTTGGCCACCTCGTAGACGTATCCGTCCCCCATAGCCCACGCGCACAGGTACCAACCTACTGCGCGGGGCGGGGTGTATTCCCAAATCATGGTTGCACCTCGTTTTTGATTTGGTTCCGAGCTTCCAAAGCGAGGCGGGCGTACTGCATGACCTGGACGTCGTAGTTGGGAGCGTCACGATCGGCTACCTGCATAGCTACCCCCACCGCCCACGAAGCGATGATACCTTTGGTTGCGTCGGGGTCCTGCTTGCCACCAGAGAAGCCACCAGAGAAGCCGGGCTTGTCGAGGCGTAGCTTCGTGCCGTGGTGCGTGCTTGAGGCGGTGTATTCTACGTCGTCGCCGACGTTCCACTTATTCGGTGTCTTGCTGTTCACCGTGCCTGTCGTGCCGTCGGAGAGGTCGACGTCGAAGGCGTACATGAGTCCGTGGCTTCCTGTCCACGTAGGAGGGTTTGCGGGTTCAATCCGCGAAATTTTGGCTTGTGCCATGTTACAAGGGGTTAAAGGTTGCAGACCTTCCGAATGAAGGCCGTAATTTCTTTTTGAGAGGGGTTCTTGACCTCCGAGAAGGGAGTCCGGGGCTGGTGTTCCCAGAGGTAGTCGATGACGTCCAGCATCTCGCCGTTGGTCATCTCGAAGGGAAGGCTAGAGCCAAACTCGTGCTTGGTCTCTTCGTCCCACATAGCCGTATCGAGGAGCTGATCCATGCGGTAATAGAGTGACTGGTCGAAGAGGTTGTCGCCATACCCTGCCGCGCGGTAGGCGGCGTGAAAGTCGTCTTCCTGTTCCCATTCGGGATTAGGTCCGAGAGGTTGTTGAGCGTTCATCCTGCGATTGATTTTTTAAAGTCGGCCCAGAGGCTGTCGAACTTACGCTTGAACTCGTCCGCGTCGCGAGCTACTTCTTGGCGGGTGAAGTTGGCCGTCCACTCGTTGAAGTCTTCGGCTGGTTGGTCTGGGTAGACCGTGTGGGAGATTCCGTTGGGCTTGAGCATCACCATTCTTTTTTCAGGTCGAGGAACTTGGCCATCTCAGCTCGGAAGTCGTCAATCTCTCCGAGCGTCATGTCCTTGAATTCGTTTCCGCGAAGGCGGGTGGCGATGTCCCACGCAAGGTCACGGCCTTTGGTGCTTTGTTTTTTCATCAGGGGAGGTGTTAAGGGGGCCGAAGCCCCCGTTGGGTTTATGCGAGTTCGTAGTTGCCGTTGGTCAACTTGATTTCGTTTCGGCTCATCCAAAGAGCAACGATGCGGTCGAGCTTCTTGCTTACGCTTTGAACTTGTACTGGACCTTTAGAAAGGGCGATTGCGAAGTTGCGGCGGCTTGTCATGGTGTGTGTGTGTGTGTCATTCATGTCCCAAAGATAGAACTAAATTTTAATTCTCCAAAGGAAAACGAAACTTTTTTGCAAGAAAAAGCCCCCCGACGTTTCGGAGGGCTCTAACCTGTTGAATGAAATCACTTGCTCTCGAAAAAGCTCAAGCATAACGGGGTCACACCAACCCCACACAAAAGAATGCCCTCCCAAGATAGTCCAAACTCGTGAATCTGCCAAAGAGCCTCGAAGACAATTGCGCCCCCGATAGTTCTTTTGGCACTCCACCTACGTAGGTCGCCCTTCGTCTTGAATATCTCCGTGACGTCAAGACGCGAGATAAGGGCGAGCCACGGATTTAGGTTGCCTCCCGCACTTCCCATACGTAGTCGTCTCTGCGTTCCTTGATGCGTGCCCACCATCCCCCCAGTCGAGGGGTGGCGAAGTTCTTTTCGGTAGCCCACCCCGCAAACCTATCCCCGAGCTTCTTGTAAGAACCCAAGCGTAGGTGGTGGACGGTCCTCTGTTCGAGCTTCATACTCTGGGTGATGCGGTCAATCGTCACGGGCAGGTGCCACTTCTGGTGATCGTGACCCCGCAGGATGAAGTCCGCGTCGGGGAAATCCTTCTGGTCGATGTCGGCTCCGAGGATACCCTTGGAACGCTTCGCCCCTCCCCCGTATCCGTGGTGGTAGTGGACGTTGAATCTGCGTCGCGCAGACCCCGCCCGGTGTGCTTGCACCACGAGCCACCCAGCATATCCCCCTACCTCTACGTGGCCTCCGTTGGCGTTGATGATTTGAGCCACCCGGTCAATGGGCGAGACCATCATACGCTTCTCGATGTTCGTCTCGTGGTTGCCCTTTGAGATAAACTTGATGACGTCAGCGTATTTGGCAAGGTGCTCCCCTACGTCCTGGATAACCTCGTCGACATAGACGCACGACTTGTACTCGGGGCGCAGCTCGGAGTAGTTGCCGCGTGGGTCCCACTTGCCCTGCATAAGGTCGAAGAGGTCTCCAAAGATGAACACCCCGGCGTTGAGCTCTCGGGCTTCGTCGAGGTGTCTAAAGAGCATCTCCCTATCGCACTTCATAGCGTCGAAGTGGACGTCCGAGATAAAGAGAAAATGTTGAGTTCCTTTGCGCTTTACGAGGTCGCAGTCGACGGCGTGCACCGTGCGGGCTTTACGTTGTAGATTCATTAGTAGACCCAGATAGTATTGCTTGGCTTGTTGGGGTCCATGTCCACGTGGAGGTGGTCACTTCCTACCCCAATACGATTGAAGCCCGCATCGAGCAAGGCTTCAAGCATAAGGAACCGACGGCGGTTATTGGGGACGGCGATGTCTGCCGCCCATCCGAGCAGGTGCGAAGACTTGGGTGAGGCTGGGTATCCCTTCTTCATCAAAGACCTGTTGTACTCAATAGTACGAAAACCGTTCGTTATTACCATAGGGTATCCGTATATATCTCTCGCGATGTCAAGGGCTTGCACGACTTCGTGTTCCATAAGCTCACCCGTACCGGGTCGGTCGGGGCTGTCAAATTCGGATAGCTTGAACCACTTATACATTCAGATACCTTTTTTCGCCAGTAAGAGTTTGAGCTCGTGGATACCTTCCACGCACTCCTTGAGCATAGCCTTGAGCTCGTGGTGATCGCTTTCGAGACGGTAGACGCGCCCCTTGAGCTTGGCCACCTCGGAATTCAAGGATACCCATACCCCAATGGCCGTTAAGATAGAAGGTACGAGTGTAATAAGCGTATCGGTCATAGCATAACCTTCGTGTAGATTTTCATTCCGTTCACCTCAACCTCGGCGAGGTAGATACCATGCGTGGGTTTGGCTACCGCACGCCCGGCCATATCGATAAGGACCGGACGGAGGCCAGCCTCTTCGAGCTGCTTGAGCGTAGGAGGTGGCATCTCCTCCCCGTCGCAAGAGGTGTTAAACACCCCGAGGAAGGCAGCAAAGTCTTGGACGTCTACGTCGGCATCACCGTCCATATCGCATTGGCACTCCCCTACCTTACCCATCTCGATACAAATGGCGAGCAGGTCTTGAACCTGAATGAGACCGTCTCCGTTGAAGTCGCCCGGGCAGGGCAGGGCCTCCGGCTCGGTAAGCTCAAGGTATAAGTCGTCGACGCAGTAGTCGTAGACCCGATCGCTCAAAGACCCAAAAGGATAACCCAAGGTCCACTCCTCCGAACTATCGCCCGTCAGGGGGTCGCCATCGGCCCCCCACATATCGGTGAAGTAGTGGTACAAGGTGTCGACTTCGTACCCCCTCTCGACGTAGACACTCACCCCGCATTCGATACCCGCGTAGGGTCCCCAGCTGTTGCCGTTAAAGTCCCACGTATAGTCCCAAAATTCCTGCGTATCGGAATATCCCGAATGACGGAAGAACCCGTTGTAGCATCCCTCCGTCAGGCAAAACTCGTCGTGGGTGAAGTACGGCTCCAAGGTGAAGCCGTCGGTCCACGAGTCGTATCCATTGAACGAAAGCCAGTTTCCGCCCCGAGCGTAGTAAAGAGCTCCCTGATCGGCAGAGCTCCCGAATCCTTCCTTGTAGAATTTCCACTGCTCCGACTCCGGCCATACGTCGTGCTGGATATCGATGTTCATGACGGCGTGAGGAAGTGGCGAGTGCTCGAACGTATTGACGTTGTTGTCGGGGTCATTATCGCCTACCAAGGTGATATATGCTTCCCCGGTGTAGTTGCCAAAATACTCGCCATGCAAAGCGGGACCCGTGAAGGTGGCAATCGTCTGGGCGGGGACGCTTACCAAAGTATCCCACGACTGCCCGTTCATAACTACCGCCAAGGATACGCCGTCCGCGTCTACGTTGGTGAAGTTGCTCACCTTGACGCTGGGCGTATAGTCCTCATCGCATCGGTTGTAGTTGCTTACGGACAAGACGCCTACGTCCAATAGGTCGGGGTCAACGCATAGACCCGACTGCCAGACGGTCTGACGCCCTCCGTTGACGAGCATATTGTGCATACGCTGAATCTGCCCCCACGTAAAGTGATCGCGGCAATAGTTCTGCGTGTAGTCCATGTGGTTCGTGTAGTCGGCCCCAGAGCAGAAGGGCGACTCGCAGTTGAGGTTGGCCGAGGTGGGCGGGGTGTCGCATACCCAATCGCCCTGCGTCTCGCAGTCGGCCTCCACGGTCCCGCAGTTCGAGTTCTGGAACGTATGGTAAAGGCCGCAATAGTGGCCCATCTCGTGGGTGATGACGTTCGTCGCGGCGTGCTCTGCCTTCAGGTAGATGCCGTCCCACGTATAGTTCACGGGGTTGCTGTTGACCCACGAGAAGCCCGCTATCCCGCTACCGACACTTGAGAAGATATAGATGTTACAGACGTCCGTGGCTGGTGTGCCTGCAATCTCGTTGGCCTGCATAGCCTGGTAGTAGAGGGGTACGTCGTAGATAGGGTGTTCCGTCTCGAGGCTGTCGTGCTCGTTATAGAAGTTCGTCTGGTGTCGGCAGGGGATGATATTGGTACCTACCATCTGCTCTTGGAGGATGGCAAAAGCCTGCTCTACCTGTTCGATGTTTGAAGCCCCGTCGAAGACGTGGAACGCGACCGGTAGGTATTTCGTGAAATAGCTCGACTCCCTGTTGCCTGCCGTGCGTAGGGCGAGCCACCTTTCGAAGTCGTGGTCTACGTGGCTGCATTGCTCGCCGCACACTTGAGAGAACACAGGAAAAGAAAGCAACAGAAGGAAAAAAGACAGGGCGTATTTCATTTTTTGGGCTTTTTGTCTTTGGGTTTGTTGGTCTGAAGCCACGTCTTGAGCAACGCGACGTTTTGCTCACGGGTCATCGGAACAACTTTCGTGCGAGGTCAGGATCGAACCCTTCGTTTCCGATGCTAATAGTCATCCCGTTCTGGTAGTAGACCTGCGACTCGGGGAACATATCTGGCGACGTATTAGAGGTGTACTCGGGGAAGAGGCTTTGGTTGGCGCAGAGGTACTCCACAAGGCGGGAGGTATAGAACTGCGCGTTCTGTCGTGCGTTCTCGATTTCGCGGTGCAGGTCGTCGGAAGAGATAGGCGTCGTCTTGTCAGACGTGCGGATGACGAGGCCTCCGTTGTCGAGCTTCACGTACAAGTTGGGCAGGAGCTCCACCATAGTCCACCACACCGTAGCCTTACGGACGTAGTTGTCCAGGAGGTAGGCGTAGTTGCCCGAGATGGTGCCTCCGCTAATTTCTTCCTTGAGCTCGTTGAGCAGGTCCGTACCGAGGTACTGCTGGAGGTACTTGTCTTGTGCCAAAATGATGGCGGGAACCATCACCGAGTCTTCCACCCCGCCGTTGAGCTGGGTGAGACGCTTCATGTAGTCGGGGTTGACGAAGAGAACTTCTGCTGTGAGTGCCATTTATCGAGGTGTTGTCCAGTTCTTAGGTTCGAGGAATCCGCGATTCACTTGGTCGCGGGTGCGCTTGGCTACGCGTGGGTCGTTTTGTTCGAGAGGTTCGAGGCCCGCTTCTCGGATAATCTGACGCGCGCGGTTTACGCTCACCTTCCTGTTGTTTTTGCGGAGGTAGGTGCGACGCTCCCAAAAGTGCTGACAGCTTCCGCCGCCCTTGTAGAGGAAGAGGTCGTACGTGTCCGCTCCATTTGGCCCCCACCCGGGGTTCACGGCACGCTGTGAAGCGGCCTCGATATCCTCCTTTCTCCACACCCTCTCCCCGGCGTTAACCATACGCTTGCAGAAGTCGCGCGATTCGTTGCCGTTGATGCCCGTCTTCTTGGGCATATAGGCGTAGCGTACTTTAATAAGGTCGTTGTCCTGCTCGCTCTTGGCTTGTGGCTTGCCCGAGGGTACCGTGGCGAAGGCCCAGAGCGCGTCCTGCTGCGCTTCGGTCTCGTAGTCTACCTTCCTTGCGTCGATGAGTTCCCACTCGTCGTCCAATTCCTCGCCCATCTCAATGAGAAAGTCGCACGCGAGGTTCAGGTCCAAGGCTTCGCTCATATTAACCTCTTCTGAGGGCGTTTGAGGTGCCATAGCGGGCACTTCTTCGACCGACACAAGGGTAGGTGTGCCTGCGGCATTGAAAATGCTCTCAAGGGCACTTTTTACGATGCGCTGGTAAGGCTTGATAACCTGACGGTCAAAAAGCTCCGAAGCAATCTCTAATTCTTGGGTGTTTCCAAGCTGGCCTGCTGTCTTAACGCCGAACATAGCCGAAGACACCACGCGGTGACCAACCATGATTTTGTCGGACACCTCCGTCGAGAGGAACTGGTATTGCTTGTCGGCATCGGAGAGAGGGAACGGCTCGAAGTCGGGCTTGCGATCGGGAGAGTCTGAATACGTGACGATGAACTTACCCGCGTTGGTAGCCCCTGCGAGCTGGCGTTCGATGTCGTTGCGAATCTTGAATCGCTCCTCCTGACTTGGCACCCCGTTCTTGAAGTGGATGCTAAAGGAAGGAGCGAGGCCGTTCTTGATGTTGTTGATATGATACTTCCCGATTTCCTTGTCCAGCTCGATGTAATCAATCGACCCGATGTAGTCGGGCTTCGGGTAGTAGTAAGAGCCGGGAGAGAAGGGCTTGACGTACAAGATTTGAACGGGGTACTCTACCGCATCCTGCGGGTCGAAAGCTCTCACAAGCTCGGGTTCGATTTGCTTGTTGTTCCAGTCCTTCGAGTAGTAGAAGAATTGTACTTCCTCGTTCTCGTCGACCTCCCCGGAACGGATATTCTCGAAAGGACAGTGACGCACCTTGGCCACCGTTGTTCGGTCGATAGAGTACACGACCTCCAAGGCAAAGCCGCCTTGAATCTTGAGGTCTAGACAAGCCTTGCGAACCTCGTCCTGGAGTCCCCACTCCTCAATCTTCAATCGCGCATCCAACGTATTCGCCTGCACCCCGTCGCCAAAAATCATGTAGGCGATAGAGGTACACAGGGCGTTATGCGTCGCGCTCGACTTGTAGAGGTCGATAAGGTATTGCGGGAAGAGGTTGTCGTCGCCATATTGAACCCAGCCCCCGTTTGAAGGCTTCTCCTCGTAGGAGCGTTCTTGGTATTCTTTCAGTTTGAGTAGTTCCATCACTCGTAATATATCACGTTGTCGGGAATTGTAACGGCGGGGATAGTCCACGCGGGCTCGTCGGACACCTTGCACGAACCCACCTCGCAGATACCTACCACGCTCGCGTCGGTTGGATCAAGATTAGTCGAGGAGTTCTGCCCCCAAATCTTGTACGTATAGAGGCCGCTTTCGGTGATGAGCACCGCGTTCAAGGTATCGCTATTTGTCGGAAGGTCGAACTGGGTATATCTCTCGTTGTCGTAGCTCAATACGGGTACGGCGTAGTGCTTCTCTTCCGTGGCTTCGTTGGTGAGTTCCAAGAGATAGTAGGTAAACGCAGACAAGAACTTGCGAGATTCAAAAGGCGTTACGTTGACCGTGTTCGAGGCGGTATTTGGTGAGAGGTGAATCATGCTTCAAAATAAAGGGGAGAGCAAATGCCCTCCCCCTCCTTGTAACGATTGATGAAGAAACGCTTAGGTAGTAGGCGTCAAAGTCAAGTTCGCGTCGGTCGTATCGTGGAATGGAGCAGGGATAGCTTCCTCGGCGGTGAACTCCAAGGTGTACCCAGCAAGGTCACCGATGGCCGTTCCCGTCGTCAAAGTTCCTCCCGACAATTCCGCGCCGCGCGTGTGGCCCATCACGAAGTAGTTGTCGTTGTTGTCTTGGACGATGATAGCCAAGCGGCCTTTCGCCAAGTTCGTCAACTCCACCACGTCGGCGACGACGGGCTTGTTCAACACCAAAGAGAGCGTCTGCGTGTAGAAGACCGTTCCGTTCTCGATGCTTGAATTGACCGTCTGCGTAAAAGAGGACGTGTTCTTTGGAGAGACGTAGTCCTTTGCCGTAGTAGCAGAAGCAGCTACGACATCACCAACAAGGGCGTCGTATGTCCACATACCATCGGTAAAAGCACTCGTGACGATCCACACGTTCTTGACCCCTCCGAGGGCATCGCGGCAAGGCAGCGAGCGTCCAGTAAGTGTAAGGCTACAAGCCATGAGTTAGGGGTTTGTGAGATAGGGGGGAGCCGAAGCCCCCCCGTCTCTCGGTTTGTCAATTAGGAAGAACGGCGAGCTACTGCGATGGCAGCCTCGTCTACAATCTGGCAACCGCCAGAGAACTGCATGATCACACGCGTCACGTCGTCGCCAGTCACATCGCGGAGGTTCAAGATGCTCGCGTTGATGTGGTCGGTCAAGAGGTCCGTACCGAAGTACAAGTTCTCACGCTGAGCGAAGAGGAACGTGTCGTCAGGCATACCAGCAGGCGTGATGATTTCGTAGCCCTTGTAGTTCTGGGCGAAACCTTCAGCCAAGTACGTCAACTCTGCCGTGCCAGCGATGGCGGTGTAGTAGAGCTGCTTCATAGCGCGAGACATGAAGAGCTTGGTGTTGGGGTCGCCAGCGATGACAGCGGGAACAGCCAAAGCGTCCAAGCGAGCCAAGATGTTAGCAGAGGTGGTAGCACCCGTCAACAAATCTTCCTCACCGGGAGTAGCTGCCACAATCTTGTTCATCAAACCTGCAAACGAGTTGTACGTTCCCGTGGTGCCTCCCGTAGCGGAGTTGTACTTGCCCTGCCAGATGTTGCGCTCGACAGCCTCAGCGGTCTTGGCAGCCACGTACTGAGCCACGAATGTCGTGAAGTCAGCAGGGGCGGCAGAGTTTTGGCCGCGCATCAAAGTACCTTCCCACGTAGCGCGGAGGTCTTCGTTGCACACCTGCTCGTTGATTTTCAGAGCGTCTACCGCGAGGATAGCTTCGCCCAAAGTCAACTGACCAGCAGCAGGGGTTGAGAAAGCGCAGTCGTCGTTCGCTTGGATAGCGACGCCGGAGAACTTCCGGAGGACTGCTTTAGAGTGGACATTTTCGCGGACGGTGATGTAACCGTTGGCGATGGTGTCGGCTGACAGGACAGCAGCAGCCACGTAAGGACGTGCCGCTTCCCCATTGTAAGTACCGACGGCAACAGATGCGTTAGCCATTATTTAGAGAAGTTTTGAAGGAGAGCAGACACGCGCTCCTGAGTTGATAGATTCTTGAGATTGAGAGGCTCGCGCTTCTGCGTAGGGGCTTGATGCTTCAAACCAGCTTCGGCGGCTTGCTTCTTGATAGCTTCGAGTTCAGCTTTGACGGAGGCAAGCTCTACGGCTACCTCGTCCTCGACCTCTTCCACCTTCTCCTCCACCTTCTCGGCTTTGGGGGCTTCAGGGTTGACGGCTGACATCTCTTCTTTGTCGTCTTTGTTCAACGACTCAAGGGCGGCTTGAATCATCTCTGCTACTTCCGCCTTGGTGACGAAGGAGGGCTCTTCTTCGGCCTGTACTTCCTCCGTCTCTTCCGACACCTCCTCGGAGGCTTCGACCTCTTCGGTCACTTCTTCAGAGGCTTCGACTTCCTCAACCACCTCCTCGGCTTGGCCTACTGAAGTGATCACGCCACCTTCCCCAACAACGATAGTTCCGCCTTCAGCAAGAGGGTAGTCACCGGGAGGGAGGGCGATACGCTCGCCTTCGTCGTTGATGATGTACGCTTCTGCGCCTTCCTCAAATGCCTCCGCGTCGGTATAGATGACCGTGCCGTTTTCGAGGGCGGCCTCTGCCAGTTCGGTGCTCTTATCCTCGCTCACCGTCAGCTTGACGTTGAAGCGGTTGAATACTTCTTGCACTCTTTCTTGAATAGTCATGGAGTGGGTTTTTTTGTATAAGTTTTTTGAGGGGTCAATTCTGAAGTGAATCAAGCTCTTTTTTTAGTGCTTCCCACATATGTCCCTCAAGTTTGTGGTCGTTAATGGCTCGCACCACCTCGTGAAGCATCTCGTCCTCGGAGTTCTTCTTCATCTTGTCCGCGAAGTACCCCTCGATGGAGAAGCCCTTGACCTTGCCTTCCTTTACCCACTCCTGCCAGATAGCTTCGTTGTCGACCTTGACGGCTACCATCCACGTACCTACGGGCACGTCCAACCCGTACACGGCTGACTTGTCCTTCTGCTTGTCTTCGACCATCCACGACTCTACCACGGTGAGTCCGTTAATCGTGTGCTCGTGTTCGAGGGTGTGGTTGGCTTGGTTGCCGTGCTTCAAATACAACTCTGCCGCACGACGTACCGTGCTCTTCGAGAAGTACACGTAGAACTCGTCTTCCCCGTTCTTGCGGTAGATAGGCTTGTCAGGTACGAGGGCAGGTCCGATAAGGATACGCTTGTCGGTGTCGGCTTCGGCAAATTGCACCTTGGCCTCTTTTAAGGCGATGAAGTCGAGCTCGATGGCTGGACGATCTACGAGGGAGATAGCGTCGATGCCGTACAGCT